GGCAAGCGTTGTCGCCCCTTGCTCCACCAGATTGGCAATCGCAATCCCACTGGTCGCGTTGGATTCTTGCCCCAAGAAGGCTCCATAAACGCCCATGGTATCTTGGATAAGTTTCATCGAATCCTGCATCACATTAAATTGCTGCGCGGCGATATTGAAATCTTGTTGGACCTGAAACACTTCGCTGATGGATTTTTGGTTTTTCCGCTGTGGGTTGAGCTTAATCAGGCCATCGGGTCGTTCAACCTCTTCTAAAATCTGTTGTTGGCTCATATTGGTGGCATCTTCATCCATTAAGACTCGTTTGGCCTGCAGTAACCACGTCAATTTAATGCGCCTAAAGTTGACTTCATCTTGCGCTGGAATGGCCCGAGCAATCAGACCATAGGGCTCGCCACTGGCGTCCTTGCGAAATCCCCAGAACGGCACGATGGGAAACTGGCCATTAGGCGCGGCACAGTCACGGCTCAATAAGTGATACATCCCGGCGTACCACTCTTCTTTAATCCGGCTGACTTGAGCCTGCCGCAGTGTGGCTCTCTCCATCGCCAGTGCCATCGCATGAGCCAGATCGTTCGGGTCAAACTCCATCACACGCCCATCTTGGGTTTCAAGTACGGCTTTGCGTTCTATATGACGCACATACACAATCTGCAAACGAATACGCTCACGGTTATGGGATAAGTACTCCGAATGATCCCGTGACCAGTGATTAAATGCCTCATGTGCACTGGTCAACAGTGGGTCGAGCCCTTCGAGGTTTTCAACATCAACAAATCCACGCCAATCCTTTTTCGCGTATTCCAGTACCTTCGCTTTATGGGGAACCAAAGTCGCGAGCTCATCAATATCGATCCAGCGCATACGCATCACCCAGCGACAATCGCTCCAGTCGGGTTCAGTGGAGAACCAGTCCCAAAACACTTCATCACGAGGGATAAGCTTGATCTTGTATTTAGGCCCGAACGGGTTCGGATTTCGGTATGCCTCAACAAACCCCACGCCCGCTTTGATTTGCGACCCATACGCCTCTGAGCGTGCTTTATCGAGCCGCCCTAGCCGAGCCGCATCCGCAAACTCGGCATTCACGGCTTCCGCCATCAGTTCCATTTGTTCATCGGGATCATCTGCGCACACCAAAAGGTCGGTGCGTGTTTTGGCTTCCATCCCGAGCACACCATCAATGGTCGGCGCAATCAGGTTATGGATTGTGGTGGGCTGGCCACGCTGTTTAAGCTTATCTTTGACTCTCGGATCAAGCTGATCGCCATCGTAGTACGCGGTGGCAACTTTGGCAGCGCTGCGCCAGTCAGGTTGTCCATCAATATCGGAGAGAATACGCAGCATAAAAGTATCGAGTTTTGCGTGTTGCATCATTTGGTCTGCCAATGATTGTTAGAAGGATCGCGTTTGAGGTCTTCTGACTTCACACGCTTTGGCATACGTGCACGGGCTTCTTGGGCGAGCATATGACTCATCACTTGGTCATCAAAACACCCTTCCTGAGCGTTCATCGCTCCCTTTTTGTCGTACACATAGCTGTGGTATTCCGAAATAGTCCCCATCCAACGAATGCCAGAGACGCCGTTTTGAAAGAGCGTCTTCATGCCTTCCGTGAGGATAGGTTTGGATTGTTTGGTGGTTAACCAACCGAGCTTGACCGTCTCATCATCGTTGTCGCGATCTAGGTATTGCTCTGAATAGATGTAAGGTGTGGGGTAGATTTCTCGAAGCTTTTGAATAAAGGCATGGCCGTGGTTATTGCGCTCAGGCATCACGTAAGCGTTGCCGTATAAAATCGCGATATGTTTAACCAGATAAGCCAATAACTCAGCATCGATATAGCCAAACCAGTGGGCCACTTGCTCACCATCGGATTTTTTCACAACATCGATACTACTGCGGTCGCCATGCTCTAGCCCTTCGGCAATATCCACACCCAGCGCATACTCTTCATCCTCATCGAACATTTCCCACATCAGCAAAAGGTTCATCGCGTTGCGCTGCATGCGAAGCGGATCGTGACTCTCTATCGAGTGCACCCGAGTTAGGTTTCCCGTCATAGGTTCAAGGTCATACACCAAGAAGGGGGCAAGAACATCCGCTTCCGCGGCCATAATATGGACAGGATTAAACACCCGACGTCCTGAGGTTAAAAACGCCTCCAGCGGCGTGGACGGGAATTCCTGTTTCATCTCCTCGCCCTGCATGGCTTCTTTTTCGAGATACCACTGCTTTTGCTCATCATCGAGTTGGCAGCCCATCGATTTTTCTACCCCGGTAAAGTACTCAGCCATCACTTTCGGCACAACAAGCCCATTCATCGGCACTTTTGAGCGGTATTTCGGATCTTGCCACCATGCGAAAAAATGAAACTGATAATCCTCGCGGCTCAGCTCTACCCCACTTTTGGCCTGCTCCATAGCGCGCATGCACATGGTATAGAAATCGCCCCCGACCCCTTCTGCCGTGGACTCAATAAAACAGATCGCATTCTGATGTATCGCGTTAAGCGTACCGGTTTTCACCTCTTTGGCTTTGTGTGGGTACTTCGCACAAATTTTGCCATGCTCAGAAATATGCAAGCGCTGCACAGTACCGGAGCGAAAGGAGGTGGCAACCTGAATACTTGAGCCGTTCTTAAACACCATGCGCCCACCGTTGGCTCCACTCTTACGCTCTTCGGTTGGGATTGCCGCCTTGAGCCATGCCGGAAGGTTGTCATAAGGCACTTCCACTTTGGTTCTGAAAATCTCCCCCGCAGCTTGTTTGTCCTGCGCGACGATGCCGCACTTAAGCCGTTTATTGAATAGCGCTTCATCGAGTAGGTAGATATCAATGGCGGTCGAAAAACCAAGCTGGCGCGCTTTTAGGATAATGTTGCGATGGCCCATCATCTTAAACAGCAATGCTTGGGCAGGGCGAAGCTTGAACGTCACCAGCTCGCCATCTTCATTCTCTATCTTGTAAAGATGATTGAGCCGCCACCACTTATTGCTCAGTCGAGAAAAAAGAAAAGCGCGATCCTGCGCGCTTATCTTCTCTTGAGGGACGGAACCAAGGTTAATCATTCAGTACGAACCCGTCCGACCCCATCTCTTGAATTTCTTGCACAATGTCGGCAATCGCAGTTCCAAGCCCGGCAGACTCTTGTGCAATACGCTCAGCTTCCAATTCCGTTTTCTTCACCTGAGCTTTAGTTCGTAGTAGAGATTCCACGCGCGCCATGTTTCTATCAACAATGTTGTCGGTGCTGACGTAGAGCTCATACAGTTTGACGCGTTCAGCCAGCGCTAAGTCCTCCTTACCAAGCTCTGCTCCAATCTTCTGGTAAGTTTCCATGGCTTTCAGCACCCGCGCCCGACAAAACACAATCTCGTGGTCAATATCCGAGTTCGCTGCATCAAAAATGGCATCTGGATCATTTAAGCGCTGTGCATAGCCATTGTGTTTGGTTGAGCACTGGTTGCCATGAATAAACCGCCCACTTTCATCGCGTTGATGAGTCGTATCTAGATGCAAAACACGCTGTAAAAATTGCGCATGGGTCGGTTTCGGTGAGTGTTGATCAGTCACGTGATCAGTGAACTGATCACTTTCACTGATCACTGGCGCATTTTCATCCTTACCTTTTGATTTAAAAACCTTTTCTTCCCTACCCTCTCCTAGCTGATCACATTGAGCGAACCGTTCCACATCGGGAAAAGAAGTGATAGCACGTGGGGATTGAACGTTTTTTGCGGAGTTTTCGCTGTTTTCGAGTGGCGAATTCAACACCTGCAGATATCGACGCGCGGTGTTGTAATTGATTTGGTTTTGATCGCACCACGCTTTGATTGTGATGCCTGTTTGTTCAAACGCGAGTTTGTACTCTTGTTGCAGCGCTTTCCAATCTCGTTTTGCCATCATTAAGGCTCCGAATTGCGAGCAATAAAAAAGGCCGCATCAAAAGATGCAGCCTCGCTATTGTTGGAAAATCTACCGCAATTACCTTGTCATATCAATGAGCGACTCGAGTTTACTCAATCTTCAAACTCAGCAGATAAGCGCTTTTCAAGCGTCGAAAGTGCCTCGGCTTCATGCCGATACAATTGCGTTCTCCACTCTTGAAGTAGGTGAACAATCGCAGGCCAATGACGAATGATAAGCTCTTTGTGAGTCGGCAAAGCTGCACCCAAAAATGAGGCTTTCCAATCCGCTTCCGTCGTTCGAAACTCACCTACACCATCACAACTCTCACAAGGTCGCTGCGTTTTGGGAATAACGCCTGTTGCTTTGCAACGCGGACATTTTGCTGATTCTGCCGCCTTTTTCTGTGCGTAATCGGCCAATAGCTGCTTCTGCGCGTCAATACGCGTTTGGTGTGACGCAATGTTGGCTTGCAAACGACGGCTCTCAAATGGATTGGTTTTGATCTCAATTGCTCGCTCCATCGAGCGCATGGCTTTGCTAAGTGCTTCAATCGATTTCTGGGTCCTCGCTGCGTAGGCGCTGTATCGACGCCAAACCGAAGCCAGACGAGCTTGCTGACTGTCTATCGGAACATTCAACACATCCGCCATGACCAGATAATGCAAATGTTTAAGCTCATTCGAAGCCAAACGGATCTCTAAGCGATGAACCTCCAGTGATCCAAGAAAATCCCTCAATACCACCAACGAATAAGCACAATGCAAGTATTTGGCATTAAGGATTGACATACCGATAGGATTATCGCGCTGCGCTAAGCCCATCGCACCGAGAAGCTGCTCTTTGGTCGGTCCATTTTTACTGACAGACTCTTCCCATTTCATGGTTCTTGCGGCGCTTAATAGTGTTAAAAGCTCAAGCTTTTTACTCACTGTCGTGACTCCTTACTCTGAGAATATGGTCTAAAAATGGCAAAACGGTATGGGCTCAACACATCAAGACTCATCCGCTCGCACCGAAAGCTCTCGGAGCCAACTTTCTCGTTGAGCCATCATGGCCTTGATTTTGCGCTCAGCCGATTGCGCAGCCTGCTCTGATACCGCGGACTTTCGCTGTTTAAATGAAATCAGCGCGACGTTCTCGTTATTAATATCGATTTCAATTTGCTGGATCTTTCGCTTCAACAACTGCGCATCATCAATGGGTTTCGCCGCAGTTTGAGACACTGCGACGATTCGCTCCTTGTCCTGCTCTTTGCAAAGCCAAGCGTGGATAAATCGCTGGACCCCTTGCGCGGTTTTCTGGCGTGTTGGGTTTGCCTGACACCAACCGATCATGTTGCGAAGCTGTTGGCGAATATCAACGGCAGGATACAGCGAGCGCCACTCCACCAACTGAGATTGGGTCACCGGATACGAAACGTTTTTACCTTTGAGTGGGATCTCAAACACAACCGGATCCAAAATAGGATCAGTTTGAGCACTGAAAAGCGGCACATCACCTTCTGGTGGATCTAATAATGGATCTATTGATGGTTTATAGCCGAAATCCGACCTACCCCCAGCCGAGATCTGACCTACCCCCTCGGGTAAATTCGTCTGTTCGTATTTCGAATGTTCGAGTTTTGAATGGACGAAATCCGACTGTTCGAAATCCGACTGTTCATCAGCGGTAGATTTCAATCGCTTCACGGGCAGTTGATACTGGTTATTGGAACGCACTAATCGACCTGAATCGGCTTTCTTGAACTGGTTTCGTTTCACAATCCAGCCACCCGCTTCCAACTTCTTCAAGGTTGCTTTGACTGTAGTTGGAGAGACACCACTTTTACGGGCAATGGTTTCAATCGAAGGCCAGCACACGCCGGCATCATCAGCATGATCTGCCAGACAAAGCATAATGAGTTTGTCAGAGCCTTTGAAAAGAGAAATATCCCATACGTAGCTCATTACCTTAACGGACATCGTATTACCTCAATGATCAATCTATCCAAAGCTACTGGCCGTCTACGAATAGTTACCCATGGCCAATAGAAAGCCCGTTCCCTCGCAATCAGAAAGTGATGAAGTAAGCTTGCCACCAACCATATCCACTCACCGAGCATTCGGTACGGAAAACATGGCATCTTTCTAACCACGAACCAATCCCTCATAGACAGCCTTGACATACAGACGCTTAGCTTCATAAAGGTCAGCCATTTCGTCGTAAGTAATCTCGGTTTGCTGACCTTTCTCAACCTTGAACAGACGCCATTGAAGATTCTCAATCCGAGCTCTTAATGCTATTCTTCCCATCACTGCTTCTCCGAAGTGGTATGTGAAATTTCCTCGCAAGACTTTTCACTCGGCTTTAAACCGTTGCCGCGGTTTAAAGCCAACTCTCTTTCCTCATCCAATACCCGAAGGTAATGCTCACACTTATCCTTCAATCGCTGAATTTGATCTCTTTCGAAAGTTAATGTCTCCTGCCCCTGCGATAACGCTACGCGACAGGTATTCACTGTGATACAGGCAAGTTGCTCCACCGTCGTCCAAAATGAGTTTGTTCTCATAAAATCACCATAAATCAGAATGATAGAAATTTAGCTGTTACAGCTTCGCTTCCACTCTTTGGTTTTCATCAAAAAATGAAATTCGAAGACTCGGCTATCAGGTACAAATTCTCCCCACTGGCTAACGGCTGAATGCGTGGTCTGGACTGCTTCAGCAACTTTTTGTTTAGAACCAAAGAACTTAATGACATCTGCGGTCTTAATGGGTGGTAAATAGGATTTCATACTTCACTCGTTATTAGTTTTCTAACATTAAATATCATTAGAAAACTTAACGCAAGTGAATGTAAGATATCTAACATGACGAGAGAAACGATTGGCGAGCGTATTCGCCGAGTTCGAAAAGAACTCAAACTCACCCAACAACAAGTGGCCTCCAGTATTGGAGTCTCACCCACGTCTCTTGTTTTCTGGGAGAGAAATGAAACTACACCTAAAGGCTCGAACCTAATTGCTCTGTGCAAAAAGTTACGAGTTGATCCCCTTTGGCTACAAACTGGCAAGGGAACTCAAGACTCAACCGCGGGTAATGCTGAACTGCTTGGTAACATGCAAGTTTGGGATAGTAATACTCCCCTTGGTGATGACGAGGTTGCGGTTCCCTTCTTATCTGATGTGCGTTTATCGGCAGGAAATGGCTTCGTCAGTGATAGTGAATCAGATAATGGCTTTCGATTAAGATTCGCCAAGTCCACCTTACGCCGATATAACGTTGACCCTAAAAATGCAGTTTGTGTGGCCATCACAGGTGATAGCATGGAACCCGTCTTGCCAAATGGCTCCACGGTAGGTATTGATTGTGGGGATAAAACGCTCATTGATGGGAAGATTTACGCCATTAACCACAACGGCGAACTCTTTATCAAAAAGCTCTATCGCCTGCCCGGTGGTGGACTAAGAATTTATAGTTTTAATGAAATTGAATACCCTCCGAGAGAGTATTCACAAGAGCAAGTTGCTGAACAACAAATCTCTATTGTAGGTAGGGTTTTCTGGTATTCAGTCCTGTTGTAATTCCTTATTTCTTTCCCAACTCGTCATACTACATACTCAACAATGAATGGTGATTCATCACCGTTCCTTTCTACTACTCCATAAGCTAAATCTTAGAAATGTTTGACCTAACACATTAAAGTTAGTTTTCTTACATTAACACTTGCAATATCAAGGTTAGATAACTAACATAAAATATAAGTTATCTAATCATAGCTATTCCAATAGCGCGTGATTCCTGATTCACAGTCACTTATTGCGAGGAAATATCCATGGCGGCAACCATTGATACCCAATACGGAACAGTAACCACTTCACCGCCTTACTTTAGCCAACGATTACATCGTTCAGTAATCACGCTAACGCTTTATCCCACTGACGATAGCTGGGGGCTAAGCCGAGAATGCCCAGCAGAAATCACGATTACACCATCATTTCTCAACATGTTTGCCAATGATGCAGCTCCACTCGCTAAAAAGCTTGGCGCAATGCACTCCACCAAAAAGATTGGTGAACAAGATGTCATCGAGAGGTAGGCAATATGAGTCAATCACAAATTTCCATCATCACTCTAAAAAAAGCTGCAGAAGTGATTGGCCTGAGCACTAAAACGCTGAGGCATAAAGCACGCGAAGGATTTTATCCATCAACAATCGTGAAAAAAATTTGCGGTACTTGGATGGTTGATATTGAGGAATGGAACAAATGGCATCGAATGCAGTAACCGACAATCTCCCATCAGGCGTAGAAATCCGCGGGAATTCTCTGAGAATTTCATTTTATTACATGGGCAAACGTCGTAGAGAATCATTAGGCTTACCTCCAACAAAACAAAACATAAATTTTGCTAAACAGAAGCGGGAAGCAATTCAATACGAAATCAAGATCGGTACTTTCAATTATGCCGCCCACTTTCCCGAGTCAAAACACGCATCAGGCGTACCGAGGGCAAAGAGTCTATTGCAACTTACTAAGCAATTCCTTGCCTCTAAAGATCACGATATCCGCCGCTCTACGTTGCAAAGATATGATTGGGTGTTAAGAGATTTTATTGAAATTTATGGAAAAACAAGAAGTAGTGACACTCTTTCACCGCGGACTTTAACGGAGTTTCGCCAAGAGCTCGTTAAAGGGAAAACAGGTCGCACCATTAACCGAAATCTGGTGACAATCAACGCCTTCCTTGCTTGGCTCTATAAAATGGAATACATCAGTCGCGATTTATCCAAGGTTTTGCAAAGGGTCAAAGAAAGCGAAGTCGATATTCAGCCCTTTTCGATGGCGGAGATCGACAGCATTTTGAAACACTGCCACCAACTGCAGCACCGCAATATCGTGACCTTGCTTGTCTATAGTGGCATACGCAGTGGCGAACTTTGTGCGCTCGCATGGGAGGATGTGGATTTTGAGAATAAAACGATTCATATCCGCCGTTCGACTTATGATATGCGCGGATTAAAAACAACCAAAACAGACAAAGAGCGGTTTGTTGACTTACTGCCACCCGCTTTAGATGCTTTAAAAGCTCAACAATATTTAACCTACTCGTTCGAGCCTAAAGAGTACGATGTCGAATTACCCGGTCAGGCCTACAGAAAAGAGTCTCTACGATTTGTGTTTAATCCTAAGGTCGTTCGGGAGCAGAAGGTCAGTGGCTATGACTATTATGGCAAACGTGCACTAGGACGAATGTGGACGGCACTGTGTAAGAAAGGAGGCGTCCGTTACCGTAATCAGTATCAGCTTCGACATACCTACGCAAGTTGGATGATCACCCATGCTAACGTCAACGTGAGTTACTTGGCACAACAAATGGGCCACGCTGATATCACCATGGTCGCAAGGGTCTACGGTAAATGGCTGGTTGAATCGAACAAGAAAGAATCCGAACGGGTATGGCAAGAGCTAGAAAAAGTGAGGAATCAATAACCGCCGATTAGGCGGTTTTTTGATCCTACCGAACGGAATCCACATAACTCCTACAATCAACTAGGTCGACATGACAACAAATTTTTGCCCCAAAGTGAACTCGAAGCGTGTGCAAATTGAAGAAACATTCCGAGGCTTGAAAGCCCTGCGTACGGATTAAACCTCCGCCATAACCGAACTAGCAGCAGTTATACTTGCACGAAATTTATTCAAGCATGATTAGACATTAGAAAAAACATGAGGAGCTCCCTCAACGTCCAACCATGAAATAATTATTCCATCAAATAAATGTTCGTTTAATTATTCCTTGCAATTTCTCACGCAAAAATATGATCAAGCCCACAAATACAATGATTAATAAATAACAAAAATGAAATTAAAATTAAGAGCCATCCATAAATTTCATTATGTATTTATCTTATTTACATACTGATATGTACATATTAGTTATGCGACCTTGATTAACTGAAATCACTAACTATATTTATATGCATAGAGATTAAAAATACATATATATAAACACTAATATCAATAATATTTAGTGGGTAAAACCCAAAAACCATTCGAAATGGTTAAATCAGTACAGTGATACCCTGTGGCTCCATAAATAAACGTCAGTAGGTATTGGATGAAAAAAATAGAAATACTTATCGTGGTTGATTGTGCCGGAGCATTAGCAACCACTAGCTTAATTAGTAACGTTTACTTAATTGATAGTAACCAATGGCTTGGTTCATGGGATGAAGGGACGTGCCAACTCCACACGGTATCTGAAGATGGTCAGTTTATTTGCTGGCGTAGCTGCGCCATTTCGCCAGATGACGAAGTCAATATAACGGGATTCTCTGGTGACATGATTGATCAAAAAGCTTGCTTACCAAGCCCTGTTAATGACGCATGGGAAGGCAGAGTTCAGACTCGCGGGGATACTGGGCGTTATCTATATACCATTTCTCTTTCAATAAACGGAATAACAATGAATTTTTCACCTTATCTCGAAGTTCAATAACTCCATCTAAATAAGGAACATTGTATGAAAAAAGTAGAAATACTCATGGTCGTAGATGCAGCAGCAGCGCTTGCAAGTCGAGATCTGCAAAGTAATATTTATCTCATTGATACAAATAAATATATGGGCTCGGGTAATGAAGGCCAAGCTGAGTTAAAAACAGCCTGTAAAGACGGCCAATTATTATGCTGGCGAGTTGTCGCTATTTCACCAGACAATGAAGTTGATATTGTCGAGTTTAATGGGCAAATGATAAATGACAGAGTTTGTATACCCACTAAACAAGGACTAAGCGGTGATGAATTCTGGGAAGGCCGAGTTGAAGCGCAAGGACAAGCCAGCACACAACAATACAATGCGACCTTGTCTATTGATGGTTCAAGATTAACGTTTGATCCTTTCCTCGTTATTTCACTGTAGAGGGCGAACTCATGTTAAGCCCAAATGTTGATACCGCATTAAATATGCTGACCGACGTATATACTGATTTTTTAGGTATTAGTAACTACGATGCAACGTGCAACTCTCTCTTTATTGGCCATGTAGCAAAAGATCCAAACTGGCTCGTAGAAGTTCGAAGCAGGACTGAGATCTTAAGAGCGGTAATGAATGAGTTTATGCAGCAAAAGCCTAAAATTTTTGCGCAAATTATTACATCGTTTATTAATTATCAGACCACGTTCGATGCCTGCGCACAAAACAGTAAGGCGATAACAAGTACGAAGCAATGGATTGAATGCTTACAATTATTGCAAAAAACGTTAAAGCAAAATATCACGTTAACAAATGAAGCTCAGCAAGTTTTCACGAAATCTTACAACCAAGCGAAAAATGCAGAGGAGCTACTCGCATCCAGCATTCAAGATGGCTGGAATGAACTTGCGAGCGAAGAACAAGCAATGGTACGCATTGCAACAGAGATAGGCTCTCTATCGCAATCCATTGCCAGTTTAGGAGCCAATGTCACGGCGGCCCAATTAAGAGCAGGAAAAGCTTACATACAAAGTATGGTCACTATTTCCTACGGTGTCGTAATGGGAGCAACGACGTCTGTGCCATTCCTTTCCTTTGCTGGTGCGCTATTCACGGTTGGTTACAGTGCATACAGCACAATATCGAGCGCGAAAGAGGTACAACAAGATTTAGACAAACTCACTCAATTACAAACACTAGCCAGTGAAGAAGCACAAGCGGCTGCCATTACTAAAGCCATTATTCAAACCCTCAGCAACATGAGCGAAGAATTCCTAAAGATTGATGATAGCTTGCCAGCACTTTCATTGTTATGGCAAGACGAATTAGACAAGGTAAACGAACTGATCAACGCCTTACAAAGCGGTTCAGACCCGGCCCTATTGACTGATTTGCAAACCATCAAGATTGCTTCAGCCTCATGGAAAACCATTTCAGAATTTGTGCAACTCATTAGTTTACCGCCAAACGTTGGAAAACCCGTTTTAGTCAACACACTAAATAACACCATTCAAGAACAGTAAAGGAGATACACAATGTCACAACAAGTTACTCAGTTGAACCCAACACAGCAAACCACTCAATCTGCATTTTTGGCAACCACAGTCATCACAGCGCAGTGCCATGCCATTTTAAACACACAATTTACGCCACCTACGGTAAAACCAGATTGGTTTGATGACCTGAGTAAAAAGTTAGACTCAGCAAAATTGGTTGCTAAGCAATGGATTGACGATTTGGGACCACAAGTATCAGCATCGATTCCCTCCAGCGTAATTAATTTTGACGCCACTTTTCAAGCATCAATCGATGCCATTCATGAGTTATATAAAGCGGATCCAACAGCAAGTGGCAAAGACAATACAACGGTTCAGCAAGCTTCACAGATTATGACCGCCCTATCTTCTCAAGTCAGCGGTATCGAAGCCACAGTCAAAGGGATGAATAAGGAACTCTCTGATTGGGGGGTGAAAATGCAAGCAGCACATGATGACTTAGTCAATGGTGCGACCAATATTCAAAAAACAATTATTGATTTACAAACAGATATTGAAAGTATGAATAACGCAATAGACAACAATCGTGCAGCCATTGAGAAACTGAATAAAGATCTGGTCTATGCACAAGTTGCGGTTGGTGTTGGCATCTTTATGCTCGTCGCAGGCGTTGCGCTTACCGTCGCAACCGCTGGCACCGCAGCTGTAGTCTCCGGCGGTATCGCAGCCGTCGGCGCGGCATCGATTATTGCTGGTGGCGTTACATGGGGCGTATTACAAAATCAAATTGATGATGACTACGACAGCATCGCGCAAGAACAAAAGCAAAAAGCTGAAGATCAACAACAGATTATCGCTTTACAGGGGCTTTCCAATGCCAGTAGCGCCGTTGTTTCAGCGATTGAAACATCGACATCAGTATTATCTGATTTTGAAACAACGTGGACTGTCTTTGGCAACGAGTTAGATGATGTAGTAACAAAGCTTAATAATGGTGCATCCATGCAGAGCATTATTATGGAAAAAGTGATGTCTGACGCAGCGAAAAACGAATGGGATGATGCGGTTGAACTTGCTAAACAGCTAGCTAGCGCAAAAATAGCTATCGAAACGAAAGAGTTAGCACCTGCAGTAAAACAAGCAGCTTAA